ATTTTTCTTAGAATCATGGCATTTTTTCGTGGTGAAGAAGGCTCTGTTGCATTTGATAACGGATCTGGAACAGTTGGAGCTATAGCTTCTACAACAGCTTGGACATTAGATACTACAAAAGATACTCTTGAGTGTACTGCTCATGGAGATACTTCAAGAAAGTATGTAGGATCTTTAATTTCTGGCTCTGGCACTGTTGATCTTCTTTATACAGCAACATCGGGTGATAATACTGCTGAAATTATTTCAGATATATTAACTACTGAAGATGATGGTACTGCTGCATTTAATCTTTTCTTAGATACATCAGGTACTAAAAAACTTAGTTTTAATGGAATTATTACAGGAACTTCATTTAGTTCTACTGTTGGTGATATTTCTACAGTATCAGTTAGTTTTGTAACTAATGGTGCTATTACTTCTGCTATCTAATGCCTAAAGGATCTTATTCAGCAAAGCAACGAAAAC